GGCGCATCGATTGCCAAGGGCAAGGCCGTATACGTCTCAGGCGCTGACGGTACTAACGTTACTGTCGCCCTGGCGGATTATGACTCAGACGCCACGTCATCGAAAACCCTTGGACTCATGGAAACTACTGTAGCAAACAACGGATTTGGGTACGTAGTCACTGAGGGCATCCTTACCGGGTTTGACACTACGGCCGCTTCAACAGAAGGCGTACCAGTATGGCTTGGCGATAACGGAGCACTGGTATACGGAACGGCACCGTCTGAGCCCCATCACACTGTCTACATTGGTGTCGTATCACGAAAGAACGTCAGCAATGGCGAAGTGTTCATCAAGGTACAGAACGGCTACGAGCTGAATGAGCTTCACGATGTTGTGGCCCCAACACCTGCAGATAATGACATCATTCAATACGACAATGCAAGCGGATACTGGAAGAACGAAACACTTGCCAATGCCGGGATTGCAGCCTCAGGNCACGCCCACGCAGGNGTGTACGATCCGGCAGGAACNGCAGCATCCGCAATCTCCACACACGAGGCAGCTGCAGACCCGCATCCAACCTACCTTACATCTGCTGAGGGAGACGCAGCATATGCCACTACGGGGCATGCTCACTCTTATGTGACTTCAGCAACCGGGACCACGAATCAAGTTAACGTTAGTGCTAGCACCGGAGCAGTGACATTCAGCCTTCCGCAGAGCATCGCAACAACCAGTAACGTAACTTTTAACCAGGTCACCGCTAGCGATTACGTAAAGCTTTCTAACTGGAACCAGGCTGGAGATGGTTTGTCGGGAACTGCAGACAACGTTACGGTTTCCTCGGCTGGAACGTATTACGCTATTGGCGGGGCAAACTGCGAGGTCTCATTCACCCCAGACTTTGTTGGGCAGAAGTTTTTTATTACCATGACCGGATACGTCTCGCTCAATACTACAACTGTACAATACGCTTTTGTTCGCGTTACGTTGACAGACTCGTCTAACACATTGATTAGTAGCCTTGGCTTCGGTCGATCCGATAACTTTGGCACCAGCGGTAGGGGCAGCACGGTTGCCTGGAATGCTGTGTGGGAAGCGGATACAACAAGCACAAGAAAGATTAAGCTATACGGGACTACGCAAACCACCAACGGACTAGTCCTAACACTTTCCTATTGGCAGCTAAATGTGATGGCTCTTGCCTAATGAAGTTGCTCAGCAAGTGCGCAGTATGCGCCAGCCCACTCGTCGACGTCATCAACCGAAAGATGACCGAGGGGATGTCAGACATCAAGATCAGTCTCTGGCTAAAGGCCGAGAACTCGTATATCAGTCGCATCACCCTAGGAAATCACAAGCGCAAGCACCTTACCGAAGAGCACATGAATGCTCGTAAGGAAGTAGCCAAGAAGGTGCAGCAGGCAGTAAAGATTGAGGCTACTAACAGCGACTTGGCCAGGCTTGTAAGCGGATACGTTTTCAAGATGGTCGAAAACGGGGATCTAGTTCCGACTCTGTCGGAGGGACTCCGGGCCCAGGAGATGCTGGACCGAAGAAAAGAGAAGAATGCTGACCGTGGTCTGGCCGTCGCAATGGCTGGGATTCTGGGAGGCGGCTCTTACACATTGATTGCTGAGGAGGTAATCGACGATGAGCAAGGAGCTTAAGGCAACGCTTGCCTCCTGGGGTCGATCATTTGCAGCAGCTTGCTTGGCGCAGTTCCTTGCGCTCGGTGGCAGCGTATTTGATCTTAACCAGGATGGGGTTAAGCATATTGTTGCTGCCGGTTTGGCAGCTGTAGTGCCAGTGGTAATCCGCTGGCTAAATCCAGACGATCATTCGTTTGGTGTAAAAGGAGAGTAAAATGGGAGTAGATGGACCAGGTAAGCCACGACCAAAGCCAAAGCCAACGGTGGCACCGACGTACAAGAACGATAAAGATTACATTAAGAAGCAGATCAACCTGCTTATTAAGGAAACCAACAAGAAGGGCGTCAACGGCGCTAAGGAGCGAGCAATCTGGTCGCAGATTGACAACCTCCGCAGCTCCCTCGGCACCATCAACAACGCAAAGCGCAAGTCGCAGGTNCGCGCTAATGGTTCTATGACCCTTCCTGGCGGGAAGAAGATCACGACCGTTAAGGGCGTAATGATGAACGACAACGAGGCGCGAGGCGCACTCAGCTCTGGCGCCAGCCGCCGGACTAGCGTTCCAAAGCGCGGCCGATAAATGGGAGCCAACATTATCGACAAGAATGGTCGTAGGACCTGGGGCGGGGTTAGCTCCTCTATCTCTGTTGGTAAAGGCGGTAAGACCATTACAACCGTTACGAAGTACGGCGAACGTAACCCTAAGATCGGTACTGTAAAGGTTACCGAGCTCAACAAGGCCGGACGCCGCCAAACCCAAAGCACAACGACTCGCCGTGGTACATCGTACCTTCAGCTTGACCGTGGTGCTGGTGCCCGCAAGGGTGGGAAGAAGAAGGCATTCTGATGCCAGGCAAGAAGTTGCCAGCTTTCCTTACTGAAAAGTATGGAAAGAAAGTAGAAAAGTACAAGAGCAAGAGCGCTAAGGCCAAGCACGAAAAGAAGGAAGGCAAGAAGGGCGAGAAGGCCGAGAAGGCCATGGCAGCCCGATTCAAGAAGCTTCCTAAGGGTGGAAAGACCCTTCGTGGTACAAACAAGGCCGGCCAGCGCACAGTAGCCCAGCGTGGCTAATTGAACATTAATGCTGAGATTGCCCGAGACTTGTCCAGAGGGAGGACCGACATCGGTTTCTTCGCCTCTCGATGGCTCGGAATCAATCTCAACCCAGGACAGCTCACTTGGCTGTCCGGAATGGCTGCCCGGGGAGAAGATGGATTCAGGCCTAAGTACCTGACAACTGTCTGCTCTGCCGGCAACCGAGCGGGCAAAACTCTTGGAATGGCTGTGGGCATCCTGCACTCNGCCACATACAAGTTGGGGCTACGTCCGCCGGAGCCAGGAAGCCAGAAAGACGCTGAGCGTTGGACTTCCGAGCCCTACGAGTGGTATCACGTGGGCATCCAGCAGGAGACTGCGGAACTGGTGCACAGAGAGCTCTCCATGATTTTTCAGGGAGCTCACCCAGCCCAGCAAGGCAGGGGATGTCCTATTTTCAGGGAACTCGGTCCGGTCTATAACTTTGAGAAGAAGTACCGTGGAGAGTACCTGTGGATCAAGGTTGATCCTATCTTCGGCGGAGCAAACATCCACTTCCGCACAACTCAGGATAAGGCTAAGGCCCTCCTGGGTAAGGACATGAATGGCATCTCGTTTGACGAGGCAGCATTCGAACCGCACCTACTAATGATCTACCAAGAGGTTTTGAACCTCCGACGACTCTCGACAGGTGGACAGCTACACTTCATTGGCACACCGACTGAGGGCATCAACGACTACGCGGATCTGTGGGAGCTGGGCAATCCAGCAAACCCAGATCGAGATGAACAGTTCATGAGCTTCAGGCTCTCAACTCGGGATAACGTAGGGTACGGACTGGCAGAAGGAACGTTTGATTCGATCCTTCGACAGCAGGCACCATACCTAATCCCTCAGAACATTGATGGGTATTTCATCGAATCGAGAGATGCCTACTTCAATGCGGAGATGATTGACAAATGCTTCGTAGAACTAGAGGAGGAAATCCCTCCGCACAAGGGACGAAGGTATGCTCAGGGAGTGGACCCAGGGATCTCATCAGATGCCACTTGGGCGATCACCCTGGACTACACAGAACGCAATATGATCGTTGGCGTTCGGTGCAGGAGAAAGGTCGGGAAGCAGACAATCCCGGCAGTAGTGAACATGGTACGCGAGGGGCATCTTNTGTACCTTCAGGATGGAGCATCGTGCACAACCATCGTGGACTCGACGGGATTCGGCGGCAAGCTATTCCGGCAAGAGTTCAGCGTGATTAGGCCACTACGAGACTTTGACTTCGGCGGAACTAGGGCCAAGAAACTTGAACTTCTGGGTGACCTAAAGGCTGTAATTGACAGGGAGCAACTAAAGCTCCCGCGCACAGGCGCATGGATGGAAGTCCGTCGCCAGCTGATGGGATACAAACTAGACGATAAGAAATTGGAAACTGATGCCGTAATGGCTCTGGCGCTGTCAGTGCGACACGCGACCAGGAATCCTTCGAACCCGGTTGAGAGGCCAGTGTTCAGCTACTTTGGGGAGATTGTGAATGGCTAAGGAAAAGTTCAAAAAGGTTAATACTAACTTCGTAGACGGCAAAGCTCGTGCTACGCTNTATACCGATGACCCTAATATTGCNCCNGCGTCAACGATTGCCTCCATCCGCGAGACAGTCGCTAAGGCACGTCAGGAAGTCAAGGGCAAGCAATCTCGCATTCCTCGCGTTGGAACGGCCGGCTCCCC